GTTGAGTTTTGCCAAGCTAGACCAGTCTGGAGTGGTGTTCATGGCGGATACATTTTCGTCAGGGACGTTTGGAAGTGTTTATCAGCCGATGCAGGAGGCGTGGTAAATTTCCAGACATTACCATCAGCACTGAAAACTTTGCATTCTATAGGAACCTGTGGAGGTGTGCTTTCAAGAGGTATGCCAGTGATGCAGGAATTCTATAAGGTGCTTAGAGGTGTCAGCAAGAAAGGGGTAAAATTTAACACCGACTCAGCCATTTCTTCCAGTGGTTTGCAACTTCACGCCAAGCAAATGGCCAAAGCAGATCGACTTTCACCTTTGTCTCAACTCCAAGAGGCGGAGCTTCGCGCTCATATCACATTGGAAACCAGGGTGAGCTTTTGGAGAGCCTTCGGCATAACACCAACGGACCAAGCCCTGTTGGAAAACAGGGTTAGGGAATGGACACTGGACACAAGAGCCATCTATAATGTTGGCCCCAGTCACTTGTATGCCGGTAGACAGCTCACCCGGGTAAATTGGGAAAACATACCAAATTCCATGTGAATGCTTGCGCAACCCACGCAGCAATTCAAGAGGAGTGCTACAATTCACGGGCGCTTACCAAGAACCAAAGCTTATCAGTGCATGCTCAGCGGATTAAGCGAAGTACAGGATACATTTAGCGATTTGGGTTTGGAAGCATGGCAGGAGTTGGCAAAGGAAGTGGCAAACAGCGTAATACGGTTGGGAAAGGCTCTGCGAAGAGTTTGCCCAAACCAAAGCCTGTCAATGGGCCTTCTAATGTTAAGCCACGTGGTGGCTCTACGCCTGGCAATGCAACAGATCCATACACGCAATTGATCCTGGACCCCTGCGAAGCTAAGCTGTGTAATGCACCTCTACCAGGCAGAATTGGGGCTCAGGCCATGAGATTACCTTTCCGGTTTATAGCAACCGTACCTACTGCAACGGTTGGAATTAGTGGCCAGACGATTTCCGGAGGTGATGTCTGCAATGCAATTGCGGCAACCATTATACCACACGGGATGAGTCCGAGTAATTTGGCTCATTCAGTAGTGTTACAAGGGTTGATCTCCGAGAATTACAACACTAACGTAAACACGGCGTCAGGTGGTACAGGATTCGTTTCCAACCCAGCTAAGTATGCTGCTATCTGGCCGAGTGGATTAACATCTCTATGGGGTATTTCATCAGAGATTAGGCCAGTTGCTGCATGCATTAAGATGGGGTACATCGGACCACAGGGGCAAAATGCTGGCGCTTTTGTTGCCTATGAAGGGTCAGCTCTACAATTGTATTCGAAGAGCGGTAGTAGCGCCAATCCTGCTGGCGATGCTGCGTACGACATGGCACTGTCCACACCACTTGGTCAGTTGGCTCTAGAT